ACTTTCGGTCAGGTCTTCAATTAATAATCGATAGACAGCGCCCCCCACCGAAGTGCTGCCAAAATTAATCACGAACGGATGGTTTGACGCTGTGTTGTAGAGACCGACACTGCTGTCTGTGAGACCAGAAATGTCACCCCATGCAGAAGGTGTTCCGTTATTTGCCACGGATTTCGATTGCCAATTCGATCCGCTCCACTGCCATGCATACCCCATGCGAAAGACAGAACCCCCTGCGTAACTGAAAGCTGTGGTTTTTGCGTTTGACGTTTGGCCCCAGTGATTAAAGTTAAACCCTGTCAGCACCCCATCCGAACTGTCTGACAGCACTTGAAATGATCTGCTGGAGCCTGCTGGGGACTCCGCGAGCTTCTTGAGGTTCCCTGTATTCGTGGGCAGGTTGAACCACCAAGAAAAACAATAATTATGAGAAACGTCGTCGATCACGAAGGGATCGTTCACAACAGGAGAGAGGTCAAGCGTTCCTGTTAATGCTCCAGTGGAAGCATTAAATGTGCCAGCTGAATCTGCTTCCGCGTAGCTTTGCGCGACCGAGTTTGTCGAGACTAAAGTTTGGAATTGCTGCCCACTGCTAAAGGTACCGGATTGCGAGGGGTAAGATCCGGGGTTTTTAAAATCAAACAACTGGACGCCTCCAGCACCCGGCAAAGCCGCATCTTTCTGAAGGAACGGGAGACTAGTGTCTGTAAATGCCGATCCGAGACGTAGTATCAATGTCATGGGGTTTCGTCGGGAAGGCCGATCGTATTACTGTTAAGACCATTATATCGGCAGGGAGACCCCGCCCCGATTTCGTAATTTTCTTGGGCCAACGTGTTTGCCGAGCCTAGCAAAGGGTTTGCTGAGACAAGAATCGCAGGGCTGTTAATCCCAGCATCAAAGTTCGCAGTGTTGTTAAACAAGCACAACCCATTCATGGCCCAATTATTTACCGCAGCAATTCTTGTGGCGTTGCCTCCTACGTCAATCACTTGGCCGTATCCTGTGATGATGGTGTTAAAAAGGTAAAATTTGCCGAAGCTCACCCCGCTGACGAACCATCTGCTAGAAGTCGCGAAGCTGCCGGGTCCAACAAAAACACAACTAAGGAACCGAGCCTCATTAGAGTTGCCGGACCCGTTTTCGTTGGTGTAATAGCCATAGCAACGTCTATAAGTTGAATTGCCGTGTTCTCTATTTTGAACCAAGTTCACGAATGAATCTTTGATCGTTGAGTTCACAGCCTCCAGCGTTACGGACTGGGTGAGCGTGCCGATTTGGCAACGCTCGATCTTCGAGTTCAGGACTCCGGCGGTTTGTGGCGAGGTAGCCGCTGGGTCTGGCAGTATCTTGCAATCGTAAAAATCTGCTTCTGCAGACTGCTGAACATCTCCAATCCCGTACACAGAGCCCACTAAACCTTCAAATTCGCACCTGTGATGAATGCTTGTTGATGTATTCACATGAGTGAAAGCGCCTTTAGGACACTCCCTAAACGCACAATCGTAAGCTTCCAAATATCCGCTGTTGTGGTTGCTTGTTCCATCCATAAATCCAACAAAAGAAGTCTTATCCCCTTTCTTGTTTGCGCCAAAAACGTAGACACGTCCGCCATGAACTCCTAGTCCGTTGTCGCTAATTGTCGGGAAAGTGTCAGCTGCGTTCAGCGTGATAGAGGCAGCGTTTAAGTAAAAATAATGCACACCACGATCAGCCCCTACTCCGTTACCAAGAGACACCCCGCCTGATTGGTTCAGCGTGATTGACACGCCTTCTTCAAAATAGACCTCTGAATAAAGGCCAGGTGTTTGAAAATACAAGGGGGCAGCGGTGCTTTCTGAATAGTTACCGGCTTTGATCAAAATCTTGATCTTACTAGGGTCAGGAAGTCCGCTAACCCAAGTTTTTAGTTTTGACAAAGTAGCCCATGGCTCATTTATCGATCCGCCAGCCAAATCATCACCAGTGGGGGAAATAGCACGGATCAAGAAATCGCCTTGGGTGATGTCAGTGTCGAACTCACTATCCCCGGTATTGGCTGACAAGTCTTGGCCGTTCACTTCAATTTTAGAGACGGCGACTGTCCCATCATTTCTGATACCAAAAGCAAGCCGACCGGCAGAATCAAGCAGCGCAGAAACATAGCCAGACGCTGGAAGATAAGTGCTGTCTTCTTCGCCCGAAGCTGCACCCAAAACTAGCTTCGTTGTTTTTAGCGGGTTGTCTACGCGCCACAGTCCTAGTGCCTCATCCCAGACAAGTTTGACAGCGGGTAACGTACCCCTGTCAATCTCAAGGCCCGAGTCCCCCGCTGCAACGCCTGAGCTGGATTCGCCTTTGTTTAGCACTAGGACGTTATCGTTAAGCGATACCCCTTTTAGGGAGCCATCGGGAGCAACGCCAAAAGATACTCTCCCGTCTTCGTCCGCGAAAACAGCGGTGTAACCTGAGCCTTGTGCGTAACTTTTGTCGCCTTCGACAGACGTTGACTCTAAATTTAACTTGCCGCCTAGTAAGTCTAACGTTCCGTCTTTCTTGATGCCTACGATGATACGATTGTTGGAGTCTACGATAACTTGAGCATATCCGCTGCCTTCTTCGTAAGCGTTGTCGTCTGTTACTGCGACATCACCTATTCGGAGGGGGTTGAAGTTGTCATTCAGAAACGCTGCAGCAAATCGCGTTCCCGCTAGAAACGCGACATTACTGGTATAACTTTGATTTGAAACAAATGAATAGGCGCTACCGCTACGCGACAGCGTGCCGTAAACCGTACCGAGCACCCCTGTGAGGCTGGTGCCGTCCGTCAGGTAGGACGAATCCGCGACACTGACGGCGAGAGGGCCGGTACTGCCAGCCGTCAGCGTTGCCGGTGCAGTGAGCAAAACTGATGCAGTGCCTTCAACTAGCGCGAACACGCGCTGAACCTCTGCGACCACCTCAGACCACAGAGTTCCACCCATCACCGTTGAACTGATCGTCCCCCAGCCCAGCGCGTAGTCCCCTGCGCCAGTCTTATAAAGCACTTGCTGCGCATTTCCACCGGGCAGCATCGTGACCCGGACCACCGTGCCGTCAGTTTTTTTCAGATAAATATGACCGTCAGCCGCTTGAATCGCGATTGAGCCGAGATCGACCTCCGACGCTGACGGGATGTCGCCAGGTGTGATCGAATAGTCATGGATGATTTCGGTCATTCTAGGCCCTGGCCCTGCCTGTCAGATGCCTTCATTCTACTTATCAAATCCCTTCAAGAAGCTCAATATCCCGCACGGTGACGAACGAAGCTGATCCAGCAACAACGTCAGCCGCAGCCGCGCTAATCGCATTTGATGTAATGATAATTTTTGCTCGGTAAAACAAATCTCCAGGTTCTTTTACAACGATTGAGTCACCTGATCGCGATGCTTCCTCAGAGATCATCCAAAACTCTGCATCCGCCTCTGCCTGATCTTGAGTTGCGAGCAAAAGTCTCATCAGGTTGCTCGTGCCTGATCGTGCCATCAACGCATACTGCCTCGGGGCAGGCTTGACGCCCGAAACAGAAGCATTGTCATAATCGCCGCCGGAGTTAGGGCCTTCGGTAATACTGCCGTTTATCAGCGTCGTCCCATCGTTCGATCCGGTCCAAAGAACAGCATTTTGATAGTTAGGAATGCTGATAATAGTGCTATTTTTTGGATCACTTGCTTCGCGTTCAACTATGAAATCAAGTGTTCCGCTGCCCTGGATAGTTGACTTGACGCCATCAAAAAAATCATCCCCAAGGTTAGTAGTTTTTAATACTTTTGCGTCTAAATTTAGATTCCATTTTGTGAGATTACATTCAATCCGCCAATCATTAACGAGCCGGATTTCAAGCGCGTCATTGGGCTGGATTGCGTCAAGGCTTTCGCGATCCGCTTTAATGTTCCGCAACGCTGAACGACGGTTGCGGTAAAATGCAACGCGGTTAAGCTGATCAACGCTGATATAAAGTTGATTTTTATATGGCGTGGACCCCAATGCAACTGGATATGGCTCGGTGTAGTCAACCATTTCTAAATTGTCGCGCCATTCGTAGGGGATGCCCGCAACGTAGGCAGGAACCAACGCAACATCTGACGATGATGCGTTTGGCCAATTGGTTGTTGATGCAATCTCTACAAGATCCCCGTTTCTATATCCTGCTTGAGTCAATGTGTATATTTTTTGTGTCTTATTTATTGCGCTAAAGTTCATCACCTCCGGTTGAGGAGCAGAGCGTTTAATCACGATGCGCCCAAACGTTCCTAAAACTGCCATTTTGTACTCCTGTTAGCTCATTCTAAGCTCTGCGGTTAATTGAACAGTGACATTAGAACGGCCTGGCGCAACGCTCTCGACTTGTGGTGACGTTCCTTCCGCGAAACACCACAACAACCCTGCGCCCGTTGCACTGGCATTCAGCCAGCTTCGTAAGGTAGAGTCCGCGCCGTCAAATATCTGCGACGGCAACGTCAGGCTGTCCACTGAACCTTTTGCGCTGTTATATGCGCTCAAAATTGCCGCTGTGTTGGTGTCGCTGATATTGCCAAATGTCAGGCTGAGTTTTGCTTGGCTGGGCCTGCTGCCCCATAACCTACGAGTGATTACACCGGACTGTGATGCCTGTGTTTTGGTCGGCCATGTTGGCGCAACAAAGCTGCGCTCCGACGGTGTGATACTGGGGAACGTCGTTGCCATAACTAGGTGATGCTCCAGTTGTTAGCGTCATCGTCAAAGCCATCAGCGACTTCTAAGACACCGCTGCTATTGACAGGCATGTGAATTGCTTCGATTGTAAACAATCCATCCTCGCCTGACGTAATTCGTTCGATTTGATAAACGCGGATTTGCGTGTTTGCAATTTTTACGGTAAAAACCACGCCTGTTGGCGTTGCCGTTTTGCCGCTGTTGCTAACAGTGAGTGTCGCGTCAGCCGGTGGCGTTCCCTCTGTTCCATCCCATGCGACTATGTTGTAGGAACCATCGGCTAATGCTTTCGTACTGACTAATGCGCCTTCTGGCGTTACCGCGCCGTTGTTGAACTGGTCATATTCTGCTTCGTCCAATGCGACTTTGATGTAATCACCGGGCGCGATATTAGACATCACTCCTTCATGTGTAGTTGAGAAATTTATGACGTGTTGAGGGATGCGGCGCATGCGGATAATGAATTTGGCGGCATCGATCGCATGCTCCCTGCTTGTGCAGTAGGAACTCATGTCGATTTGCTCGATGGGGTCTGTAGCGCTCGCCTCAGGGACCAGCTCCCGCACCAGCACTTCACGGACCACCGGGAACAGTCCAGGGCTGGTTGGATCTGTGGTAGTGCGCTCCTCGCGGTAGCGAACGCTGACCTGTATCGGATCACGGTCCTCTGGGTCAAAATATTGAAGTTTGAATGAATCTGCGGCGATATTGCCTGCCGTGAATAAAGCAGCAATTGGAACAGCGGTAAAAGATATTGCAGGGCGAAGAAAATACTTACCGTTTGATTCGCCAAACTGCAGTAAATGCGTAGCAGCTAAATCCGCTGACCATTGCCTGACGTTGACAGGCTCAGAAATAGCGCCGTCATAGAAATATCTGCGATCCTCGCACCATTGCGCCGCAGCCGTGAACTCGGTGGTGTCGATCATGTAGTTCTTGACAAATGATCCCGCACCAAAACGATCGTTCGTCATCAAGTCGTACAGAATGTCGGGAAAAAGATGCGTTACTCCCGATCCACCCAAAAGCCTGGTGCATTTACGGCCTCCGGTTACATAGGCCGAAAACTGGCTGAACTGCTGGAACTCGGCGGATGATTGAATGTTGATGCCAACCAGCGCAAGATTGTCGTATTGCGGCGCTGTGCTATTTTCCACGATTTCATTGACATAAACAATGCTATGTTCAGGCCCAGAATCTGCAGTGCTGCTGATCTCTGTGTAAACGAAAGCTTCGGCTAGTTTTCCATAGTCATCGATGTAAGTATTATTATCTACAAGGGGCAAGCCATTGTAAGTAGGGTCGCTGCTCCCATTCGTGTCTTCGTCGTAAGTATAGTTAGAACTTAAACCAGAATCAGCGTTGCCAAAAACAATGCCAAAGTTGCTTGTATTAAGTGCAATACTTTCACCATTAAAGACAACGTCTATCCCACCATCGGAGATGGTGGCTCGACCTTTCTTGGGGTCAAGAACATACAACGCACTCCCGTAGTGGCCTTGCCGCACTTCAAACCCTGAAAGGGGTTCAAACATAAATTCACGTATCTTGGCAGAGCTAAACTCAAAGCGGATGTAATTAAAAACAGATTGCTGCGTTTCGCTTCTGACCCCGTAGGCATTACCCAACGTCGTCCAATTGCCTGCCCCAATTTTTCTATATTTGACTTTGAAGAATGAATATCGCTGCACTGGTGCTGTAATAACACCGCTTTGATAGAAGTTATTGACTATGTCTTGCGGCGGATTGTTTGCAAAAGGCTGACACCATTGAGTGTCGGCGTATTCATAAGTTTTTGTGTCCCTAAAGTTGCATAGATTGTTTATTCTGATGCCAAGAGTAGACTTCAGGCCAACTTCCACGGCTTGACACGCCCTCGACGTTGACACCAGTCCCCGTGCGTAGCGCAGCAGGTGTCCCCCTGTC